TTTCGCCACATGAACCTTTACCTGATTTACCTACTGGTTTTTTTCCGTACATAATTATTCCTTTATTTGATTTGAGATGAACCAAAGTAGAACCCTACGATGGCTAAGGCGGTTTGCCTAATTTCTGGTAAAATGACGAAGCCCTGCACGGTGTCCCATTTAAAGCTCTTGAATAGCCCTAGGAAGCCGTTTGTCTCTCTGCCTGTGGTTACCCCTACGTCAGTCCACGCAAAGACGAATGGGGCTATTACAATGGCAAAGACGGTTGCTATTACTAAAAACCTGCGGACTAGGACTCCCCCATCACGTTTGGCAGCAGCATCAGCCGAGGCATCTGCCATCTGTTGAGACGTAATCATGTGCTCAAACTGACGAGCCTGATTGTCCATCTGAGTGCCAATAAGCTTCATTATGAAGCCACTGACACCTCCTCCGAGCATTGCTAGTAGTTCTGGGGTCATTATTTGTCTTTAAGTTCTTTAATTACTTTAATTGCAGATGCAGCCATGTAAATAAAGGTTGCAAGACCTACGCAAAAACCGAGGACTTCATTAATAGGAGAAAGCTCTATAGTGGCTATAAAACCACCAGTGCCAACAGTTGATCTGTATATGATGTCATTCATCAACAAATTATGCCTCCATTTGGAATGATTTCCAACCTGATCCTCCCAGAAATCCTTGGAATTTGTTTAAAGTAGTATTATAAACGACAGTTCCATTGTTCGGGTTGCTAGGTAAATCAGCAGTAGCATAATGACCAATTCTAACATAATTTTCAAAGAAAGCACCTCCTACAACTTTGAGTGCTGTATCTTGCACTCCACCTGTATTGCCGGCTACAATGTGTAATGTAGAATCTGCGGTATCTCGATTAATTCCAATCCTTGCACCAGTTGAACCGTCAATCTTCCTAATTACCATTAAGTCAGTAGGAGACTCATCATAATCCCTAAATCGGTGCTCCTTGGCATCATAATTTATTGGTTGAGCCGTGCCAGTTGTAGTTCCTAGACATTGAATTTCAGTTACGCCATAGAGTTCTACCCCGTTTGTATTTGCTTCACCAATTTTTACTTTACCATTTGTAGTAGTCTGCCCGGCAATTCGCATTGCTTGACCGCCCGATAAGACCAAATCGCCTGCGGTTGATCCATCGCCAGCAGTTGCACCTCCCCTTATATTAAGGTCTTGCCCTGTTACTGCGCCTCCACCTGCAGTCCCTGTCAAAAACCCTTCTATGCTACTGCTGTCTACACGAATCCCGTCTGTAAACCTAGTCTGACCATCGGTTACATATGGTGGCCCAACAGTTCCAAATTGAATTGGACTAAGTCCGCTTGCTGTAAATGTTGGAGATGCGGTAGGCGCAGCACCTACATTGGTTAGTATTGCCGCATTGTCTGCGGATCGTAGCATAGAATCTACATCGGATGAAACTGTTATATCTGACATAATTATTGTGGTCTAGTGTATTTAAAATTTGTTCCTGGTTGCAGAAAGGTGAACCCGCTATTGTCGCTTCTTAGATAGTAATACGGCACTGGCGCAACTCCGCTCAACGTCTGCTCACCGCGTAATGAAAGTTTTAAACCTAGAAACATATTAGTTTAGAATCGGTGCAATGCAACTAAACCGCCGCTAATAGACACGCCTGTAAATTCTCCATACAAGACAGTGCCAGCGGTAAAAGAAGTTAACAAGAGTGCCGGGTTAGTAACTTTGCTAGTTGTAACTACATCCAAAGTAGAATCTTTAAGGAACTGTATTGCTCCAAAAGTTCCAGCAGGAGAGCTAGATGCAGAATTAATTATCGCAGAACCTGCGGAACTAAATTCTAACGTTTGATTTTTTGAACTATTCATTTTATTATCGGGATTGTCTGTTTACGTAAGTTGAAATTCTTTTTCCAACAATGTTAGTGTTAGATGTTATACTAGCTTTGCTAAGCTCAGTATCTAGGTATTGTGCGCCAATTTGTTCTTCTATAATAGCTTTTTCATTTTGACCGTCCATGCGAAGAAAATCTGCATAAACAACGTGAGCCATAAAATAAAAAAATTCTAAAGGAATACGGGTGGTTGCAACTATCTCTGGAACTTCTTCTTTGTATGTAACAAATACGGAGCTAGATGAACCGCTTCGCATATTTAACAACGATGCTCCATCCCCAGTTACATAAAACTCATATTCAATTGTAGAGTTTCGATCAAATGGTTTATCCCTATGGATGCGCAAAAATTCTCCAATGTCTTTTTTGCTTGTCTCTGTAAAAGGAATTACACCATTTGCGCTAACGGCACGAGCTTCACCAGCTACCAAATACCGGGGCCAGAAATCATACGCATCAAAAGCTTGCTTAAACCTTCGGTTTGCAAAATTTAATATGTAATTAGTTTCTTCAGAGGTAAATTCATTTACGCCAGCTAAAGACTTTATTAAATCAAATAATTCAGAATATGGTCTGGTCTGCATTATACTTTGTTAGGACTAAGATCGCTAAATGTCTTGTTGTAATACTTTAAAAATTCTTTAGAATGAACGTGCTCTTGCCCGTATTTTTTAATCATTCTGAAATAGTCTCTTGAAGGGATTGTTGCTACGCATTTACCAAGAACTGGGTGCGTTTTGCCTCGCTCTTGGGTCGCTTCTTTTCGAGCAATGTTTGACCGTTTGGATTCAAAATGTTTCTCTTCTTTGAAATTCCGTTTAATTTCATCAACAAAAGCAGCATCAATTGCTTCTTGTGTGATTTCGCTAGGCTTGGTAATTATTTCCATAATAAAAAGGCAGGGGGCTTTCGCCCCCTGACCAGAATTATTTAAGCTTGTCCTTGGATGAGACCGTGAGCCTGTGGGTGATAAACACCGAGGGTCAAAGCACAATCCACGATACCACGCTCACCACCACCAAGATTTGGCAGACGAGAAGTTCCCATTGGGATCAGCTCGTGAACACCGTAGTATTCAGGGTTTACGAGGAAGCCAGAACCCTTGTTTGTTGCTTGTCCGAAATTGGGCATGCAGACAGGGTTACCATTAATGATTGACACGATACCGTGATCGCTTTGATAAAGCTCAACAGAGAGCTTGATCTGAGCAGATCCACCTTCGTAGTTTACATCACGGATGCTAGTTTCACCAGCGGGCTGTAGGCGAGCAAAGTCACTTACAGTGCGGCGGAGACCAGTGTTGGCAACGAGGCTAAGATTGTTAACAGAACCATTTACTTCAAATACAGAAGTAATAAGGTCGTTAAACGCAGTTTCGTTGAACGCAACAGCAGTATCTTCAGCTTGTGTGTAGATGCTAGTGGCAGGCGTTTCAAAGCCAGTTGGAACACCGACTCCAGCAGCAGGAGCACTATCAATATAAGCGGCAAGACCGTTCATCTTATAAGGAGTTGCAGCTGCGGCTTGTTGCTTAACGTTAGCAGAACATAGAGTTTTTTCTACGTCACGCTTTAGTTCACGAATTGCTTTAGCTTCAGCTTGTGCAATCTTAGCAGGGCCTACAGAATCAACAGCTTCTTGAAGCTCAGATACCTTGTAGTCACGACGGAACTTTTGAGTGAAGTTACCCATGCGAGCACGACCTTCAAATTGGTCGGTGAATGTAGTAACGTCAGCACCTTCAATAAGTCCATCTGTAACAGGAGCTGAAAGAACATCGACTGTCCATTCTGTGTCAGTTGCGGATGCCTTCTTTTTAGAGGCAGAGGAAAGAATCGGAGTTTCTTCAGGTGCGAGGATAGTCAAGACATCAGTCAAGTCTTCGCGATTGGAAACTGCAGACCCCGGATTTGTTGTATCATATGTGTTTGAGAATGACATAATTTTATCGGTTTTGTAGTTGTAGGGTTCTTAATTTAATGAAGTCGCTGCTGTCTCCAGTGTTTTTAAATTGTGAGTGATAAGCTTTTGCTTTCTTTTTTGCACTAGGTCTTGCTGGCGTTGCAGCGGTTGACCCAGCTTTAGGTGGACTTAGCGAAACTGTTTGTTTTGCTGGTTCACTGTTTATAGGTAACGCTTTGCGTCCATATAGACTATTAGCAGCATGAGCCAATAAATATGGCAATTGCGCTTTCATCTCTGGACTAGCTGACTTGAATGATTTTGCTAGGCGGGGATCTTTGATCATAGCATTATATTTTTTGCTTATATCATTTTTTTGATCCTTCATCCAGGGGAGCTCTTGAACTGCTCTTCGAGCAAATCCATTTCGCATCTGAACACCTTGCGCTTCACCTTTAAGCACGTTGAATTGCATAGGAATATGCTTTGTCTTAGACTTTCTTGCATTCTTTAATGCGTTTCTAACATCTTTTTTGGTATAATCTTTACCTTCGACGCTAGTAACAACATCATTTCCTGTATAATCATCTGAATCGAATAATACTTCTTCGGCCCATTCAATTACATCAGAAAGTTCTTTAGACTTTGCATTTAGTGCTTTTGGATCTTTTATTTCCTTATACGGATTTGATTGGATGTCTTCATCAGAATAATTAACTTTTGGTCGAGCTGATAGCTGTTTTTCTAGTTTAACAGCTTTTTCTTCCGCAGCTTTTCGCCGGGCAGTAAGTTCGCCAAACCTAGCTACTGCTCGAGAGCCTAGTTTTTCTGATAGATCCTTTAGATCCGATTCGGACAAATTGTCCAAGTCTGTTACCTGAGAAAGAACGTCTGGTTGATTCCGTGGCACTGCTTTCGCTGGTTGCGTCGGCTGAGCTTTAGAATTACCTTCTGTTTTTGCTTCACCCTCTAACCTTTTCTCAACAAAATCTTGTTGGGAAATATTAGATGATTCATTAACTGTAGTTGACGCTGTATTTTCAACGGAATCAGCGGTCTCCGTTTTGACTTCATTTTGCATATTGTTTCCACTCTTTTACGCTGAGCGATAGCGATATTTATATATTAACATACGTATCAACCCCTAAACTTCGGAATTGATATTACGTATAGAATCTTTATAGTCACACATCTCTAAAAGTTGATCGTAGGACAAAATTCTCCCAGATATTTGCTGCACTTTGTGTGGCTCTGCATCGTGAAGATCTGCAATTTGTTCGTCCTTGAGGATTTCAACAAACTGTAAGAATCTTACAAATGCACTATGGGTTTTAAGGGTGCTAATGTCGGTTTCTATATCAGTCATCTGATTCTTGGGCATATTTTCTTAGGGCATCAACAACTCGATCCATGCGCTTTTTAATGCCGTCACTATCTTCGTAGGCATCAACGTCATTGGTAAATTCATCTGCTGCTCCTTCAAAATTGCCCTCGTTAATAAGTTTTAAAGTATTTGGACTTCCTTGAATTAGACCTCGGTATGCTGAATTTACTAATTCCATTTTTAAATAAAATGGAAAAGAATCAAAATCTTCTATTTTGTCCCTAACTTTCCTGTTAGCGTCATCAATGTCTATTTTGAGCAATTCAACAGCTTCTTCTTCCGTGAGACCATCGTCATACGTGCCAGCTGCTTTTTCTTCGGCTGTAATCTTGTGACCATAAGCTACTATGGTTTCATCCTCGTCTATTACGTGAGGATACCACCTGTCATCTTCTTTTCCGGCTCCTATGCTATTTTCTAACTCTTTAAGGATTTCTATTTGAGAATTTTCTTCGTCTCCTGAATAATATTGACTAGACGACTCTTCTTCAGATTCTTCCTCGTCTTTAATAAAATCAGAATACATGATAATGTCTAAGCTTTCGTCTTCTTCATCCTCAATTTTCTCTACTCCTACTTCTCCTTGAGGCATATTAAGGGGCATACGTTCAAACATTTCGTCTTCTCGACTTTTAGCATATTGCTCTGTGGTCATTGATTTAGACGGTTCTGGAACAGACTCTAAGTCTATTTCTTCCATCATCAATTCAACTTCATCAAGATCTTTTTCAGATGCTTGTTGTATTAACTTTTTTAATTCTTCTGGAGTAATGTTCATATTATTCAGCGTTAACAGGAGCAGTGCTAGTCCCGCCCATTTCAGCGGGTGCAGTCCCAAGTTTACCAATTTCAGCGTTTTCGGCTTGTTGCATTTGGAATTGATATTGTTGCACATACTTCTCAAGCCTTGCCTTAAATGCTTCGTCTTCTTGCAGTCTTTTCGTAATATCAGGCTGCATGGTGTATTGTTGAATTATCTGCATTGCAATTTGAGCACCATTAGGACGAGCGTTAAGCTCTATACCAGCGTATATTTTGGCTAAATCATCCGTAACATTCTTTTGTGCATCTTCGGCAGCATCTTCAGCGGGATTAATAGCACCATCGGCTAATACAGGATCAATAGCTGCCGCAGCTAGTTCTAAGAGCCTGTCAATATTAATTCTACCGTTCCTATCAAGGCTAGTTAAGTTCATCATTTGACCCAATCGTTTTTCTTGTGTCTCTGGATCTGAATTGAGAACGTCGTAAGTTACAAAAATATCAAAGTTTTCGTCGGGATCTCCCTTGTCTAGAGTCATTTCTTCCGAAACTCCTGTTACCCTAAAGAATATTGAGTCAGGGCCAAACCTCTGGAAACACCTGTAAGCCTGGCGCAAGACTTCTGCCGAGTGATTTAGAAATTTGTCTACTAAGAATTGTTTTCTTACTTGACCCATGTTTGACTCGTCTAATCCAATTAGTCGGTCTGCTTGTTCTTGAAGGGTTTGTTCAATTTCAACAGAGCCAACCGGAGCAGGAGGACTTGGAGCAAACTCAATATCCCCTTTCCTGCGGTAAGGAATGAATCGACCCGGACCATACTCGCGAGGTGCTTGACCTTTTGGGTGCATGAGTGGAGGTAGAGTTGCCCAACTGTTTCTGTCGATCCGAGAATCTCTTTCAATTTTAATTTGATCTTGGATGCCTCGAAGGAGGTAAGATACCGTAGGGGTATCATATAGACGTTTGCTATCTTCTGATAAGCGAGTGACAACAACTGGGTAATCTTCATATCCATTTAATAATTCAAATTTTGCATAAGGTTGAACACTTTCTCCGTTTATAGAGCTTAGATTTCTGTGAAAAATAGTTTCGTAAATTCCTTCAGATCCATCTTCTGGGTCAATCAGCCTTTGATAGCCATGAATAATTTCAATAAGCTCACTGGCAGTTTCTGTAGAGCTATTTATAGCTATATTAGAAGCTGGGGTGCTAGAGCTATCTTGTTCAATAGTATCCCCGGAAACACCCCGATAGTGGTCAACTACATAATCTACAAAGTCCTCATCCCAACCGTCGGTAATTACTTTATTTTCTAATTCTTGTGCAGTGTAAAATGTTCTCCAGAAACAAAATGGCGCACGTTGCGGATCTGTTACGTAAGAAGGAAAAAAGAAATCTCCGTCGGGTGAAAGTGTTTTAATGTCAGGAGCATCTACTTGCTGACGAACGATAGGAAGTTCTGCTTCCCCATCTTTCATTAATTTTTTTATAGCAATTTTAGCTTTTTTGTCGGTAACTCCTGGGAATAAAGCTTTTAACAATTCTATTGTGCTTTCTTCCCCAAAACCCTGAGCTAATGCTTCGGATAGGTCAGGTGCTATTTCTGCTATTTGTTCAAGGTCAAGACGCTGCAAAAACCTTCTGTCTTCACGTTGCCATCCTACGTATGTAATTAGTATCCCTCGCTCTAACAAATAGTTAGCACCAAGCTCCATTTCCCTTTGGAAACGAGGGATATATCCAGACGAAACCATCCATTTAAGGAAGCTGGATACGACTTTAGCCTTAGCCAAGTCGTCTATCGCTACAGGAAACGCCCGAATGTTTGCTCGGGCAAGCGATGAAACAAATAAAGATACTAGACGAGTAATGCGCTCATCAATAACATGGCTTTCCATGTCGGATGCGCCTTCCCAAGGAAACGCATCAGCTCCGTGCTTTCGGAGGTCTCGGCTCTTGCCGGGCCAGAAGTTTCGACGGTCATCATAACTAGTCCTGCAAAGATCAAAGTATGCACTTAGTTCAGATGTTGTTCTTTCGTATGCAGAAATGAGTGTGCCTATGCTAGGCTCCTTTCCCACGTAAGTTAAATCTTCTTCGTATGTTTCGTTTTCCATGGACAATTAAGATAATTATAACATACCTAGCAAGAGCTCTAGGACTAATCCAAACATTGTAACAATATTGTCTATCGTTTCAGTCATCCTTTAGGTGGTTTAACCATTTTATATCGAATTTCTTCGCCTATGGAATCCATCTGAACGTATATGTATTTTGACAACATTCCCTTTTGATGCCCTAATTTAATCCTAACTATTACATTTTTACAAATGTCCTTTAAGTTAACCATTACGAATAATGGGTTAGGGCAAAGACGGGTAACCCTTCCCCTGTAAATAACGGGTATATGCACTATGGAATCCATAGCTATTTGACCAGCTTCGCTGATCCACATGCCTTTACCTTTACCGCTAAGCATGTCTTCTTCTAGATTGTTAAAAGCAATATCTTTAGCTTCCTCGAAAGAAATGCCAAAATCATCTGCTATTTCTGTTAATCGTTTTTTCATTAGTATCCTCCTGATCCTACCTTGGTTGATTCAAGGCTGTTGTTTGTGAAATGATCTGGCCCGAGCCCTCCGTTGACCATTCTTAAATATCTGATTAAATCAAAGAAATCCTTTAAAGCTTCGTCTGATTTACCTTTTGATTGATAGTTGATTAGTGAATCAATTAAATTACCGCACTCACTACTAATATAACATCTAGGTCGATTCACTAGGTCTATGTCATTATCTTCGTTGTATTCAAACCACTCGTCTAGTGCTACAATGCCATCTTTTTCCATCATCCCAGAGCTAGGGATAAAATCCATGCCGCAGTCAGAGAAAGATTGAAATAGGTCTACGTTGTTTTCGTTCTCTCTGGCAAAATACCTAGAGTCACCAATTCTTTCGTGAGCCACTACGCCCATATCTTCTTCTATTTCCTTAAATAAGTCTGCGTAGCCCTTTACGTCGTGACCTATCTTCTTAGATGCCGGCCCATACTTCCACTTTGGATCTCCAAAGGTAGCCCATTCTCCGTAGCTATCCCTATCAGGCCACTCTTTTACGATGTATATGTAGCCCTGAGCGTCTACCGCAGCCCACAAAGATACGAAGTTTCTTGCGCCAGCAGGGTCAACTACTTGATAAATAGTATATTTTTGCCTGTTTCTAATGTCAGGCAACTTTTCACCGTATTTGTTGGGCTCCTCCGTAAGGACGTTTACGGTGGTGCTAAACTTCGGTAAAAGGGCTGTGATGCTTCTTACAGGGTAGCCGTAGGCACGAACAAGGATCTGTTCCTCTGATCTGCCCCTTAGGTCTTTCTTAATACGCTCATAGCCACCAAAAGGGTTCTCATCCGAATGCAGATAGATAATAGCAGCATCTCGATTTGGGCTATACTGCTTTACTGGTAGCCTTCTGTTGCTTAACAACTCGGCTTGTCGAGTCTCTAAGGTCTCTGCTCCCTTAGCGTAATCGCCTATAAATGGGGTATATCCATCAATAGGAGTAAACCCAATAAGCATTGAACTATCTCTGGTAGCAAGACGAAAGCGCAGGGTGTCGACCAAGGTTGCATCCCCCAGGTATTCATCGAGCCAAGCACCAACATTGAATCCAGTCGGCTTGGGAAAGCCAAACTCAAAACCTTCAAGTATGCTTTGGTTGTTACTAAATTGTGTATATGTTTTAAAATCAACACGGGTTCTGGTGTCAGGAAAGATAAAAGATTTGGCGGTAAAGCCATTCTGCATAGAATAATTAATATATCCTTCGATACCCTTGGTCTTCTTCTTGAACTCCCTTGGCATCATTTCCCAGATTGCAGACTGTTGCACCTTAATAGAGGTGTCTTCATTCTGGCTAAAGCATACGATGTGTCCATCCATGCTCTCTGTAACCGCCTGCATTATTATCTTAGCGCAGCCAGTAGTTTTGCCAGATCTATTACCACCTAGGGCTAAGACCTCATTATAATTAGACATCCCCCATTTGATCCTGTTCCAACCATCTAGGTCAAAGCCATGCTTTAAGGGCTCATTGGCAGCACTTACAATAGCTTCCTCGTGAGACTTATGCCACTTAAGCAGCTCCTCCGAGCCTTCTTTAGTCTCGGTAAGTCTTACAATCTCTTCGTCAGTTGGGGGACTGAGAAGAGGATGATGGGTAAAATCAATCATTTATAATGTTACCGACCCGGGCATAGCCAGCCATGTCTACCCAGTTATCGCGCTTGTTGGCGTTCATCTGACGGGTAATCTTTAGTGCTACCATAGCTAATGCTACCTGGTTTGGCGTTATTTCCTTCTCAAAGATAACTGACCACATGGTTGATACTCGGTCGAACTCGACCTTGCAATCGCCGTATTCTTCGTTTCTTGCACCCTTGGTTATCTCTAACGCTTCTTCTAGTATATCTTTGCTCATAGTTTTATTACGGAACCTCCATCGTCATCATCATCTTCGTCATCCCAGATTATGTCCATGTCGTCTGCACTGTCTTCAATGAGGTCTTTTGCTCTGTCTATGAGCATAATAGCAACCATCCAGTTGTTGTAGTCCCAGATAAGGTTGCCTTCCCTGTCTATTGCTATGACAGCATAGTTATCGAAATGCTCTGATAACCTGTTCTTTATGTAATTTAAAGACTTATTCCCCATCTTGTTCATCTATTATATCGGCTTTCTTGATCCTAGATAACACTTGTTCTCTTAGTTTCTGAGCATCCTCGATAGTAGCTACCTTGCGCTCCTCAGTTATGACCGTGGCATCGCCACGAGAGGTAGAGGCTTCTCTGTGTGCGTTTGTTAGGGCTATAGACAGATCCTTGAGATCCTTGAATGATGCCTCGATGTCACCTTCCTCTAGGCGTTTACGCAACTTACCTACTAAATCCTCAGTAAGAGAGCTGAGATTGACGTAGTTACGACCCGATAGCTTACCCCCAAGCTCCCGAAACTTGCCCTTGTGGTCTGCGTAATCGACCAAAGTGTTGATAACTGTCTCCCGATCAAAGCCATGCTTCTTAACCATAGCTGTCTGAGATACGCCAGTGCCATACAGATAGAGGATATTAGCCACTTTTTCGGGGTCATACCTGCTCAAGCTCTTGATTTGTTGCGCTTCCTTATGATAGGCAACATCTTGTATAGCTGACTTGATCTCGGACACCAGGGCCTTCTTCTCTGGGGTAATGTTTTCTCTATTTTCCACTAAGGGAACACCTATACCATTTAATATATAAGTCAAGTTATAAACTAAATTAAACTCTGGTATGTTCCCATTTGGGAAAATGGGGCTAGACACGCTATCAAGGGGCAATTTTTTCTGAGATGACGTAATATATTAATACAAGTAACATAAAAAAAAATAATGATCCCCTCCCCCGGCCTCTTTGATAGGTCAAAGTCAATAATTTAATCCGTCAAACTTTCGGCTGCGCTTCCGGTAAATAGCACCGTGCTATTCTGTCCGGCGTTCGGCCTTTTATCGGCGCTTAGTTTTTCCTTGGCGGGTTTAACATATTGGACCGGCCTTGCCGAATCTTAAGGGCAAGGATTGAGGACCACTTGCGGCACCTTGCGTCTACTTGCGTCTACTTGCGTCTACTTGCGGCACCTTGTCCAACCGG